TCTCACTAACATCAAGATACAGTGTACCTGCATCAATGTTCAAATCAATAGATGAAGCATCTGCTGATATTAATCCACTTGTAACTTTTGTTATTGCCATTTGTTTTTATCTCCTGCCTGAAGGTATAAAGTCTACATATAATCCATTAATTGTATATGGAGCTTTGTTGTCCTCACTTATAAATGTAAAATTATTACTTGTCCCACTTCCTTGTAAAGGTACTCTTATCATTGGATTCTCTGCTCCTCCAAAGACGTTAGTATTAAACAAAGCTTCACCAAATATTGATGGTGGGTTTATTGTTCCTAAGTCAAATAGTTCAGGAGGTTGCGGTATATCCGTATTACCATATTCAAATCTAACTTGTACATCCGGTGATACTATACCTTCTGCACTTGAAGAAACTTTTAAATAGTGTAAAGTTTTTAAAGTTCCTAAATCACCATAGTCATAGTCAGGTGTAGCATATCTTGCTAAGACGTTAGTTCCATCAAAATCATTACCTGAATCGTGTATATACACATAGCCTGTAGTAGAACCGTGATAATATTTTTCCACACCATTCGCATCAAATCCTGAACCTATTTCTGTTACTTCTATTCCTCTTGTTTCTGACCACTGAAATCCATCTGGTCTTAATGTTCCTATAATTCCTTTTTGTTCACTAGCATCTCTAGTAGTATCTGTATAAAATAATCTATACTGTGACTTTTCTCTTAATACTAAACTACTTACAGTATAGTTGTTAATACTTTCAGCTAGGTTTGTTACTAAAGGCTGTATAGCTTTACTAACGGTACCTAACTCAACGTCACCAATTCTTGCTGTACCAGCGACTGTTCTTAATCCATCCGGTGCTAAAAATATTAAATCACCACCAATCTCTTGAATACTATAACCACTTAAACAGCCTACATTTTCTGCAACTGGTACTACTGCTGTATTCTGACTATCATTTATATTTATAAGTTTATGTATACTATTTTCACAAAATATAAATAAGTCTGTACGGAAACCTTTAACACCTACAATTTTATCTGATATAGTTACTGACCCTGCTCCAGTTCCACTAAAGTCTGAAGGGTCATTATAAATACTATAAAAAACTGTATTCTCGTTATCTTCTACACCAGCAGCTATTAAGTGATGGTCATGTGAAGTTATAAAAGTAGCATGTTTAGTTCCTGTTACTGTTATCTCTTCTGTAAAATATGTTCTAGAACTTAAAGCTCCTGTACCTTCCATTCTAAAACTAAAAGGTTTATTAGCTCCATCAGCTATAACTACTGTACCATAATCTTGTGCAGCACCTTCAAACATTGCAAACTGACATTGTCCTTGTCCAGTTCTTGTAGTAGCTGTACGTCCTGTAAAAGTTGTATAGTTATCTCCACTACTATGTGATAATTTATTTATCTGTAAGTAAGTAGTTCCATCTTGTGTAAAGTATATATTAGTACTTGCACAAACTATAACTCCATCTGCATAAGGCATAACACCTAATATAGTATCGTTACTACCTGTTGGTTGATTAGTACCAAACTTTGCAAATCCATTAATACGTCTATATCCGCCTTCTATAGAGACTTCAAAGTTTCTAAGTTCTCTTGCAACTCCGGGACTTTTAAGCAAATCAATTGAGTTAGCTGATTTAACTAACCCACCGTTACATGCAACAGTATAAGGTTGTGAACGTGCCATAATTTAAAAGTATCTTCTATCGTCTGTCATATACTTAGGAGCTGGATTCATAAGATTAGATTTCATATGTTTCATTCCTTTCTTATAATCATCCAGTGCAAAAGCTGCTTGTTGTGGGCTTTCTTTAAATTGCCACACATAGTATCTCATTCGAGCTGTTACTATATTACTGTATTGCTCTGGTAAAACCATTGTATCATCATAAGCTGATAAAGCAGTGGGTCTTACGAAAGCATAAAAGTGTACATTATAAACCTTGTCAGGTATTGGACTTAATCCAAACTTTCTATTATCTGGAGACTTAATTACAAATTTAGGTTCTCCATAATTTTGAGTATTAGCATCATCTTCGTTCTCGCTATCTCTGTAGTATCTTTTCCAATCATCAAGTGTAAGGAATCTTAAGCCTCTTGAAACATAAGGTGCAGTTTCTCCACTTACATTAATTGTTGTTACATAAAAGTCATCCCAATCAATTGATGCATAGTCTGTAGTAATACTAGAACTATCAGACTTTAACGTATACCATCTTTGTCCTGCTACTGTAGGTACTGTTACGTTACCGTAGAATGGGTCAGTAGCTCCACTTAATCCAGCAGAAAAGAAAGGTAGTTGAGGTTCTTCGTTAGCTATATCAAATATAGATTTATTAACAGTATCTTTAACAAACTTTTGAAGACCTATAGCGTTTGCAAAGTTTGCAGACGTTAGAGGAATCTCATTAAGTTCTCTTAATACTTCGTTAGTTAAATCTAGATATGTAGTAGCCATTATTTTTTATGTACCTTTTGAATTTCAAAGTTTGCTGTTAAACTTGCACCTTTATGTTTAACAAACTTACCTGAATGTTTCATTAATTTATAAGACTTACCGGACTTCATCCAATGATAGCCTTTAGGTGCTGCGACTTTCATCTTAGCAAGGTTTAGCTTTTGGCATAGCTCCAGCCATACCACCATTTTTCATGCCATATCTTTTTGACATTTTACCACCACTATATACTTTTTTTCTAGCAGCAGCATCGTTACCCATATTAGAATCTTTCTTATTCATTGTTTGTGCCATATTTTTCATTCTTTATCTTCCTATAAAAGTGGAGGGTCAATTAAGACCCCCCGTATTGATTATTAGTCAATTGTGTAGATAGCTTTAACCATAGCATCATCTCTAAGTACTTTCGCACCATAGACATGTAAACCTCTAACAATATCGCCAAAAGAACTAGGGTCTCTAATTACTTCTGTTGATAAGATTGTGTTAGCAGTTGCTGTGGATGACATATGTCCGCCTAAACACTGACCTGTAGCAGTCGAAACTGAAGGTACGTTGTTAGACTTATACATATCAAAGCCTCTTAATTTTCCACTTGAAACTAAACCATTTCTGATTGAGCCTTGACCAGCGTTAAAATCTACTGATAACAACTTAGAACCACTTTGTGATAGTTCTTCGTAGAAATCAGGAGATGCAACGAACCATCTGTTTTCTTCTGGGACTGATTGGTCGTCAAGAAGTCTAGCCATTCTAGCCATTAAGTCTAGAGGGTCAACTTCAGAAGCGACACCTAAGTCTACAGAAGCAGTTGTTTCGCTTACACCGCCAGTACCAGCAGCAGCATCAGCACCAATGACATGGTCAGGTGCAGAAGCAGATACTCCGGCAAACATTGTAGTAAGTACAGCAGCATCATATGAATCTTTTAAAGAGTAAGCTGCAGAACTTGAAGCTACTTCTTTAAAGTTTACATGTGACATATTTGTTTCAATATCATCTACGATGAATTTGAAAGCTTTAGCACTGTCTACGACCAATGTAATTTCTTGGTCTGTTAGTTTAGTTGATGTTGTGTCACTACCTCTTGTGTAGTCATACACAGTAATGGTAGGTTCCTTGATAATCTTTACTGAGTCTCCATAAGCAGAAATCTCACCAGCATAGTCGGTGTTAGTAATAGCTTCAACTACCGATGCCTTTCTAAAGAAGTTTAAAACCTTTTTAGAGTATATCGAAGGTAGGAAGAAACTATTAGCTTGTCCACTTACGGAGTTAGCAAAGTTAGCATCGGTATCAGTTGCGGGTTCAAAATATTGAGCCATGATACATTCTCCTTTAAGTTAATATAGTTTACTTTACGATTCTGCCTTCTTGCATAGCATCACTGATTTCACTTTCGTACTTATCAAATTCGTCTATACTCATGGCAGCAATCTCCTTTTCAGACCATACTTTCTTTTGCTTTGGTTCTACACTTGTAGTTTTTGTAGAAACCATATCAGCAGCAGATTGTCTGGGCTGTTTAGAAGATGACTTAGTCTTCGTAGGTTCAATGCCAAAATCTTTTTTAAATAAATCTAAAGCACGTGAGGCTAGGTCAGCATCATCAGCATTTGCGTATATCCAATCTTGGATAGACTTAGGTTGCTCTTTTGCCCAACCGTGGAAGTCGTCACTGTTTCTGATATCTTCAAAATCAGGATGTCTTTCCATTAACCTTTTTTCTGCATCTTGTCGTACCAGTTGATTTTCTCTCTCTTGGAGTTTACTAAGGCGTTCTTCTAGAACTTTTGCTTTAGTCTCCGATTGTAGATGTGCAACTGTTTCTACAACTTCATAAACATCAGGATATTGATTCTTAAATTGTTCGAGTTCTTCTTCAGTTTTTGGAGCTTTATATTCAGTTCTATTTTTAGTAGCTTCTTCTAAAAGTTCCTGTTCTCTAGTTTTAAACTCATTAAGTTTACTATCGTAATGTTTTTTTAAATCGTCATACCTTTTTTTGTAATCTGGTTTCTTGTAAGGAGTATCCTTTTCAATTTCCAAATTTTCTTGTTTAACACTTCCTTCAGCATTTACTTCAGTTATGTCATTGGTATCAAACAATTTATTTCTGTCAGTTGGTTCTTCAAAGAAGAGACCATCATCTGCAGATTTAAAAGGTTTATCTTCACCTTGGTGCCATGATTTTTTTGCATTATAAG